CGCCGACCTGCTCCTGCCCCAAGGCGTGGACATGGCCGCTCGCGCTGTCCATAACGGCATCAGCCTGCGCATTGTTCGTCAGTACGACATCAACAACGACCGTATGCCCTGCCGTATTGACGTTTTGTACGGCTACAGCACCATTCGTCCGCAGATGGCGGTTCGGATGTGGGGTTGATCAGTAACTTTTTCGAAGGGAAATTATCATGGCACTTCCTAATGGCGCTGGTGGCTACCAGCTTGGCGACGGCAATCTCAGCGAGATCAGCTTTTCGAACACCTCCGCACCCGTCGCACTGACCGGCGCGTCCGTCACCATCACCCCGGCCAATCTGGCTGCCGGTGTTTGCACGATGGACTCGGGCGGCACGGACGCGGGCACGTATGTGTTCCCCACTGGTGCGCTGATTGACGCTGCTTTCCCCAGCCTCAAGGTTGGTTCGACCTTTGACTGCTCGTTCGTCAACATCGGCGACAACGCAGCAAACGACGTGACCTTCACTGCTGGCGCTGGCAACACGCTGGTCGGCAACGACGTGATCCAAGATGCGCTGACCAAAACCAGCAACACCTCGGGCACGTTCCGTTTCCGCAAGACGGGCGACGCGGCGTACAGCATCTACCGCATCTCCTAAGAACTAAGAGGGGGCTTCGGCCCCCTCGAATGAAAGGAACCATCATGTCAAACACTAAACCTATTGGTGTTGCATACGCTGATCCGCTTTTGGATGACGCGCAGTTCACGTTGTACACGGTTGCCCAATTACCCGCTGCTTCTGCCGCTCTGGCTGGAACGCGGTCGGCTGTCAGCAACTCCAACGCAGCTTTGACGGCTGGAATTGGTGCGATTGTTGCAGGTGGGGGCTCCAACGTGGTGCCTGTGTTCTGCGACGGCGCCAACTGGCGCATCGGCTGATAAAGTGGGGGGCTTCGGCCCCCGCTTCTGCACACATGGCAGCAATTTACCTGACACACCCGGTCCACGGTGCTAAAGTGGCTACGATGGATTTGGAAGCTGATTTTGATGAGCAATTCGGCTGGACTCGTTACAATCCTGACGAAGAAGTAACCCCGGACGTTGACGCTCCGGTTGCGCGGCGCGGACGCCGTAAGAAATTTGAAGAACCGGTGCCTAATTTCCTCGCACCGCAGCTCATCGAAGGAGAGTGACATGGCGACCTACAGCGCAAACGATCAGATCAATCGGGCGTTGCGTCTGCTAGGCGTTCTGGCCGAGGGCGAGACGCCTTCCGCAGCCGTGTCTCAAGACGCGCTGATGGCCTTAAATCAGATGCTTGATTCGTGGTCAACAGAGCGCCTGGCGGTGTTCTCCACGCAGGATCAGGTCTATTTGTGGCCCACCAGCACGATCAAGCGCACGTTTGGCCCCACGGGCGACTTTGTGGGCAATCGCCCTGTCCTGATCGACGACTCGACCTACTTCCGCGACCCCAGCACCAACGTGAGCTTTGGGGTCAAGCTGATCAACCAGCAGCAGTACAACGGCATTGCTGTAAAGACCGTCACCTCGACCTATCCGCAAGTCATGTGGGTCAACATGACCTACCCGGACATCGAGATGTACATCTACCCCAACCCGACACGGCTGCTTGAATGGCACTTCGTCAGCGTTGAGGAGTTGACGCAGCCTGCCAATCTGAGCACGCAGATTCTGTTCCCGCCCGGCTACCTGCGGGCGTTCACGTACAACCTAGCCTGCGAGTTGGCCCCTGAGTTTGGCGTGGAGCCGTCGCCGCAGGTGCAGCGCATTGCGATGTACAGCAAGCGCAATCTCAAGCGCATCAACAATCCTGACGACATCATGAGCCTGCCGTACTCGCTGATTGCTACGCGCCAGCGGTTCAACATCTACGCCGGTAACTACTGATGAAGACCCCGATCCTCGGATCAACGTATGTGGCCCGCAGCGTCAATGTTGCGGACGCTCGCATGGTGAACCTTTTTCCCGAGGTGGTGCAAGAGGGCAAGGAAGCCGCGTATCTCCAGCGTTGCCCAGGGCTGGCGTTTCTCGCAACGGTCGGCAATGGCCCGATCCGGGGGCTGTGGGCGTTCTCAAACAACGCGAATGTGGCGTTTGTCGTCTCGGGCAACAGCCTGTACAAGATCAACACCAACTACAGCGCCACGCTGCTGGGCACCATCGCGGGCACAGGGCCGGTCAGCATGGCCGACAACGGCACCCAGTTGTTCATCGCGGCCAACGGTCCGAGCTACATCTACAACAACACAACCAACGTCTTTGGGCAAATCACCGACCCGGACTTTCCCGGCGCGGTGACGGTCGGGTTCTTGGACGGCTACTTCGTCTTCAACGAACCCAACAGCCAGCGCATCTGGATTACCAGTCTGCTTGACGGCACCAGCATCGACCCACTGGATTTTGCCAGCGCTGAAGGCTCACCTGACGGCGTGGTCGGCATCGTCGTCGATCACCGCGAGGTCTGGGTCTACGGCACCAACAGCGTTGAGGTTTGGTACGACGCGGGTACGCAAGACTTCCCGCTCCAACGCATCCAAGGCGCGTTCAACGAGATCGGTTGCGCCGCCCCATACTCGATTGCCAAGATGGACAACGGTCTGTTCTGGCTGGGCGCTGACGCCCGTGGTCGAGGCATCGTTTACCGAGCCAACGGCTACACCGGCCAGCGCATCAGCACACACGCTGTCGAGTGGCACATCCAGCAGTACGGCGACCTGTCAGACGCGATTGGCTACACTTATCAACAGGATGGTCACAGCTTCTACGTGCTGATCTTCCCGAGTGCCAACACGACGTGGGTGTATGACGTTGCCACGCAGGCCTGGCATGAGCGGGCGGGCTGGAACAACGGCTTGTTCACGCGCCACCGCAGCAACTGCCAGATGGCGTTCAACAACAAGATCATCGTGGGCGACTACGAGAACGGCAACATATACGCCTTTGACATGGAGACGTATGCCGACAACGGTCAAATTCAAAAATGGCTGCGTAGCTGGCGGGCGCTGCCACCAGGCCAAAACAATCTGCGCCGCACGACACACCACAGCCTCCAGATCGACTTGGAGACAGGCGTTGGCCTGAACTTGGGTCAAGGCAGCGACCCGGAGGTCATGCTGCGCTGGAGCGACGATGGCGGCCACACTTGGTCGAACTACCACACCGCGCCGATTGGCAAGATCGGCGAGTACTACCGCCGCACGTTCTTTCGGCGCTTGGGTATGACGCTCAAGCTGCGTGACCGTGTATACGAGTTGTCCATGACCGATCCGGTCAAGACCGCGATTTCAGGAGCTGAGTTGATCATCAGCCCGACGAATGCCTGAACATGGCTGCCGTTGACCTTACCAACATCACACCCCCGCGAGTTCCGCTGACGGACTCGCGCACGGGGCTGATCTCGCGTGAGTGGTATCGGTTCTTCCTCAACCTGTTCATGTTGACCGGCGAGGGGCGCAACACCACGTCGCTGACCGACTTGCAGCTCGGTCCCCCGCCTGCGCAGCAAGAAAACTTTTCCGACATCATCGCTGATGTCGAGGGGGCGCTGTCGCAGCCAGCGCAAGCTGGGGTGGTTGAGCAGGTTGCCGAGTTGCAAAAGCAGGTGCAGGCGCTTGAGGTTGCAACAGACCAAACCGCATTGCTGGCGCAGATTGACGAACTACAAAAGCAGGTGCAGGCGCTGCAAGTGACGCCGCCGCCAAGAGAGTTTAAGCGGGCGCGGTACGGGCAGTTCTACGACACCACGGTACAAATCCCTGCGGCAATCAACACGCCCTATGGTATTACGTTTAACACGACGGACGTGAGCAATGGCGTGTACTTGGGCACGCCCGCGTCGCGGGTGTATGTGGACGAGCCTGCAATCTACAACTTCTTGTTCAGCATCCAATTGGACAAGACCAGTGGTGGCACGGCCAACTTCTGGGTATGGGCACGCATCAACGGCGTGGACGTTCCAGACAGCACTAGTCAAGTGCAAATTCAGGGCAATGATGCCGAGCAGCTTGTCACCGTCGGATACTTTTTTGATCTGGACGCTGGCGATTATGTTGAAATCATGTACGCCGTCAGCGACGTGAGCGTGCAGGTGCAGTCATTCCCCGCATCCGCGTTTTACCCAGCCATTCCCAGCATCATTCTTACCGTCAGCAACAACATTGAAGGAGTGCAGTAATGACTGTCACCGTTCGCGTACTTGTCCCGGCCAAGACCGTCGAGGCGACCCAGACTACCCAGTACACAGCCACTGGCGTGACGACCATCATCGACAAGTTCACGGCGACCAATTACAGCGCCTTGGCCGCGACAATCAGCGTCAGTCTCGTCACGGTTGCCGGGTCTGCGGGCAACCAGAACTTGATCACCAAGACCAAGACGCTCCAGCCGTCCGAAGTCTACGCCTTCTGGGAACTGGTCGGCCAGGTCTTGGGGCCTGGTGACTTCATCAGTACAATCGCTGGAACTGCCAGCGCCATCAACATGCGCGTCAGCGGACGTGAGGTGACTTGATGCAAGTTCGAAAAGCCATTGAATCTGATCTAGTCAAGTATGCGGTGCTGGCAGAGTCATTTCACATGGCTTCGCCCATGCACAACGTCATTGAATTTGACCGAGATGGGTACGCAAACTTCTTCATCTCGTCGCTGCAAAACGATTCCGTGGGCATCTGGCTGGCTGAAATCGACGGCGAGATCGTAGGGATTTCTGGCGCAGTGGCCTACCCAATGTACTTTAACCCGTCGGCGCTAGTTGTCCAAGAGTTGTGGTGGTGGTTGACTCCAAAATCGCGGGGCAGCGGCGCGGGCGGTAAGATGTTCAAGCAAATCGAACTGTGGGCCAAAGAGAAAAACGCCGCCGCACTTTTTATGATTGCTTTGGAAGACGCCCGCGCAAAGAAGATGGAGCATCTGTATGCCCGCGCCGGATTTAGGCCGTTGGAGCGCACGTTCATGAAAGAGAGCACAGCATGGCAGTAGGAACCGGAACCGCAATTCTTGCGGGCACCATTGGAAGCGCGTTACTGGGGTCCAGCGCTTCTCGCAGTGCAGCTAAAACACAAGCCGCAGCCGCTGACCGTGCTGGTGATGTACAGCGCCAAATCTTTGAGCGGCAGACTGAGTTAGCGCGGCCATACCGAGAAGCTGGTGAGGCTGCGCTCAACAAGTTGATCCCACTGGCTTCCGAATACACACCGTTCGGAATGCAGCAGTTTCAAGCCGACCCGGGCTATGCGTTTCGGCTGTCTGAAGGTCAAAAGGCATTGGAGCGGTCAGCGGCTGCACGGGGCGGGCTAATGTCTGGTGCAACTGGTAAAGCTCTGACGCGATACGGTCAAGAGATGGGTAGCCAAGAGTACCAAAACGCTTTCAACCGCTATCAAGCCGAGCGCCAAGCGCGGCTCAGCCCGCTGCAATCATTGGCGGGTGTGGGTCAAACAACGTCGCAACAGTTGGCAGGTCAAGCCGGTCAATTTGGTTCCAATCTTGCTGAAACCATTGGCGCAGGTGCTCAAGCCCGCGCGTCGGGGTACATGGGCACCGCAGGCGCAATTGGAGGCGGCTTTAACCAGTATTTGAATTACAGCCAAAACCAAGCGCAAAATGCATTGCTTCAGCAGGCGTTAAATCGCGGGAATAGGGAATAGAGGCATGTCTTTTGGCAGCGGTTATGGTGGTGGCGTCACTAATTTCTCAGACTGGGAGGACTAATCAGTCATGGCACTCGTCAACCCCAACATTGCAATGTCGTACCGCCCGACGACGGAATATCAACCGCGTAACGCATTAGCCGACTACGCGCAGATTCAACAGATCGTCGGCGCTCAGGAACAACAACAACTAAATGCGCTCAAGATGCAAGAGGCTCGGGCGGCTATGGAGGAGCGCAACGCGCTGCGCCAACTCAACCCCACTGCGCCCGATTACGAAGCCCAGCTTTTCAAAGTAAGCCCGCAACTCGGTATTCAGTACCGCAAAGAAGCCGCAGCCACTGCCGCGCAAAAAGCAGCGCAAGAAAAATCTGCGTTTGATTTGAAGGCGGCGCAGCGCAGCTTCATGGATAAAGTCAAACTTGACCTGTCGTCCAACCCTTCGGATGAGAACGTAAAAGCCTTCGGGCAAGACGCCGTTATTCAAGGCATCTACCCACCGGAAGTAGCCGAACGTGAAGTCGCTCAACTGCTGGCTATGCCCCCAGAACAACGTGCTCAACTCTTGAGGCAGTCTGGTGCTACGGCTGCGGAACGCAAGCCCACTGTCACTTCTCGCACTCGCGGCGACATTGCTGAGATTCTGCTGACTGACCCACTGACTGGTAAAACCACCGTGTCTGCTGGTAGCGCCGCAGCCGTTCCGCTTACGCAAGCACAGCAATTGCAAGATGAGCGTGAGCGTGAACGCATCAGGCAAGAAGGTCAACGTCTTGGTCTTGAAGGCCGTCGTGCCATGGTGCTTGAGGAAAATCAGCGTCGTGATGCTGATCCCGCATTTCAGCGGCGCATGGCTGGTGCAAAAGCTGTCGGTGAAGCAATCGCCAAGGGTGATGTGGCTGCACAGCAAGCGTTACCCAAGATCGTCAATCGCGCCGAAGAAGGGTTGCTCCTCATCGACGAGATGGTTGGTAAACAAGAAGTGCGCGATAAGAATGGCAAGGTCATTCAGCCTGCGACAAAGCCGCATCCTGGCTTTCAAGGAGCGGTTGGCGCAACTTGGCTTCCTGGCGCACGATTTGTTCCAGGCACCGACGCCGCCGACTTCATGTCGCGCTTTGACCAGATCAAAGGCGCATCGTTTCTTGAAGCTTTTGAGTCGCTCAAGGGTGGCGGCGCAATTACGGAAACGGAAGGAACAAAAGCCACCAGTGCCATCAATCGAATGTCTACCGCTCAAAGTGAAAAAGAGTTCATGGCGGCAGCGCGGGACTTGCAAGAAGTCGTTCGCAAAGGCGTGGTAAACGCTCAACGTAAAGCAGGCGGTGCTGTCCCGGCAGGTGCTGCTTCTACCGCGCCTAACATTGACGCACTCCTCGAGAAGTACAAATAATCATGGCAACACTTGAACAACTCAGCGCGGCGTTGGTCAAGGCCGATGCTGCGGGCAATGCCGCAGATGCGAAAGCACTTGCTGATGCAATTCGACAAATGCGAACTGCGCCGCAACCCGCAGCCTTGCAAACAATGCAGCCTTCCGCTGTTCAAGTGTCACCTGACGCAATTCCTGGCACACGTCAGGAACTGACTACGGGTCAGCGGGTTTACCAAGCTGTGCGCCCCTATGTAGCACCTTCGCTTGAGGCACTGGGGGCCGCTGGTGGGGCTGTACTGGGCACGCCGTTTGGTGGCCCCGTAGGTGCAATTGCTGGTGCAGGCGCGGGGTACGCAACGGCAAAGGGAGCGTTGAAAGCAGCCGATGTTGCGATGGGTGTTGAGCCTCCTGAAACACTTGGTGGGGCTATAGCCCGAACTGCAAAGGACGTGCTCGAAGGTGCGACCTTTGAAGTTGGTGGTCGTGTGCTCGGCCCAGTGATCGGCAAAGTCGCTGGCAAGATTGCCGACCTGCGGAACATTCCAGCCAACAAGGCCGCAAATCTGGCTCGCGCATCGCTGGGGCCGGATCTTGAACAGACTCTCAATGCCTTGAAGTCTGCGCCTCCGAACACCAGCGTGGCTGAGATCACTGCAAAAATCCAGAACCCTGCCTGGCAGGCTCTTGTGCGTGACGCATTGGAAAAAAGCCCATCGGGTGCGCAGTACCTGAACAAACTCGCCACGATGAGCGACCAAGAGGGTGCCAACGCCTTGGCAAAACTCGTCGGAGGTATTACTGCCGCAGAAGCTCGAGGCACTGCGGAGATGGCGAAAAAGAACCTTGGTGCAATTACTGGACCCATGCGCGAAAGCTCCTTGGCTCGCGCAAATCTTGGTAAATTTGTTGCTGATGACGCAGCCCTTCGTGAAGCCAATGATCTTGCAACAATGGTTGGCTCCGGTGGTCAAATTGATCCTGTTCGTTTTGCGGCACAAGCAACAGGTGCTGAAAAAGCGTTGCGGTCTGTCGGCATCAAGCCACTTGAGGGTGCGCCCTTGGCTCAGCGAATTGAAGCCGTTGCGCAAGATTCAAAATTTGCCGCCAATGACCTGATTGAGGGGTCTGCCAAACAAATCGCTGACGACATTACCAAATGGACAAACAATGGTGGCGTGATTGACGCAAACGCGCTTGAAGCAATTCGTAAAAATTCAGTCAACGCCGCAATTGCCAAATTGCGTCCCGGCATGGATGCCACAAGTCAACGAAACGCTGCTGCTGGTGTGCTGAGTCGCATAAAGCCTTTGATTGACGATGCCATTGAATCGGCGGGTGGCACAGGCTGGCGCGACTACCTGACAACTCATGCCAAAGGAATGCAGAAAATCACCGAGAAGCAATTGACTGGTGAAGCACAACGCTTGTTCAAAACCGACAAAGATGCATTTGTGCGTCTGGTGCAAAACGAGTCGCCAGAGGTGGTTGAGAAATTCCTCGGTCCAGGCAAGTACAACATCGCCACCGAGTTGACCGAGAACACGTTGTCCACGCTTCAGTCTCTGGCTGACAAGCGCCTGGCGCAGCTTGCTGCCAGCAAGCAGGCAAGCGATGGCGAGAAGGCCCTGACGACGTTGCTGCGCGAGAACACCTCAAAGTTCCGTCTGCCGTCTTGGCTGAGTTTCTGGGGTGCTGCTGCCAACAAGACCATCAGCGAGTTGGAAAAGGCTGTGGGCGGCAAGAGCATGAAGGTGCTGGCCGAAGCAATGCAGTCGCCCGAAGGTGCTGCAAATTTGCTTGAGCGACTGCCTGCTGAAGAACGCAGTCGAGTGCTGAAGTTGATTTCCGACCCTTCGCAATGGAGCAGCACCGGCAAAACCATTGTGCGCGGCACCACGGCTGCCGGGGTCAATGCATTGGCTCCTGACAGAGACAGCACAAATGCGCTGGCGAGTCAGCCCGTGCGAGTTCTTGAAACTCAATAATGAAAACATATCTCGCACTTCGTCGAACCCCACCCAAAGGAGTTTTTCAAAAGGCCTTTTTCTACCTCACGCGTGCGCGATTGCTGACGCGGTACCCGCACTGCGGGATAGTGATTGGCGATACGCTCTACGAATCAACTGCCGCCAAGGGTGTTCATTCGTCAAGTTTTGTCAACAACGGCTGGGATCTATTTCCCATTGACATAAACCCTGATATTGTTGCATCGCGGTTCGCAGAGGTGGAAAACGCGGCGTATGACTGGTTCAGTCTATTGGGGTTTGTACTACCCTGGCGCGTCACAGCTAAACAGTGGTGGTACTGCTACGAGCTTGGCTTCTACCTGCTGACCGGCGAATCCCCGACCAAAAAAGTTGTTCCGGAAACATTGCTTGCATTGGTGGCGCATGATCAAGGACAAAAACATGAGTAAGTGGTTTGCAGAAAAGGTGCTTCCTGGCCTTTTCCTGACTATGACGATCTCTGTGTGCACCGCAGCCGTGGGAATCTGGCAGACGGTCCAAGAACTGTCCTCCAAAATCAACACCAGTGAGCACCGGATCAAAATTCTTGAGTCGCGCTTGGAGCAGACCGTCACTCGCACGGAGATGTTGGAGACGCTCAAGCGCGTTGAGCAGCAATTGCAAATCGTATTGCTGCAAGCGGGTATTAAGCAGAAGGTTGATCTGAGATGAACTGGGCCGATTACCCGAACTTCAGCAAAGCAGAATTTGACTGCAAGCACACGGGTAAGAACGAGATGAAGCCCGAGTTCATGAAGCTGCTACAAGCACTGCGTACGATGTACGGCAAGCCCGTGACCATCACCAGTGGCTTTCGTGACGCCACGCACCCCGTGGAGGCCCGCAAAGGGCATTCGACTGGTGAGCACACTCAGGGCACCTGCTGCGACATTGCCTGCACCTCGGGCGCTGACCGCTACCAGATCATTCGGCTGGCTTTGCAGCTAGGGTTTCCCCGTATTGGCATCGCCAAGACGTTCATTCACCTCGGCATCGGTGGTTCAGGTCTACCCTCGCCAACCATCTGGGACTATTCGTAATGGACCCGCTGACCATCCTTGCAGCCCTTGGCCCGTTGGCTGTTGATTTAGGGAAATCCCTGATCGGGCGCTTCATCCAGACTGATGGCTACAAGCCCGTCAATGTGGATGAGTACGTCAAGATGCGCCAGCTCGATCTGGACATGTTCAAAGCGATGAACGATGCCGGAGGTAGCAACCCCTCATACCCGTGGGTTGAAGCTGCTGTGCGGCTCATGCGGCCCGCTGTGGCGATGATCGTGCTAGGCACCTGGGCGGCGCTTAAGTTGGCCGGTCAGCCGAGCGATGCCGTGGACAACTTCGCTGCGGCTGTGGGGTTCTACTTGTTCGGCGACCGCACCTTGTTTTACTCGCGCAAGACGAAGTAAGCCAACGGCTGCAAATAGGCCGCAATGATTGCGGCGATCAGCGCCCAGCGCGAGTAGTTGCGCAGTTTTTCTCGCCACGTTGATGGCGGCAAAGACTCCGCAGCCGGGGTGCGCTGTTTCACTTTTGCCACTCGTGCGGAACATTCGCGGCCTTGATTGCAGTCATAGTCACAGCAGTTCATATTGTGCTCCTGTCTATCGCCACGCCCGGAAGGCGTCGAGGCTGGTGGCTTTGGGACCGTCTTCGATTCGCTTGCTGTTTGGCCTGTAGCGACCAGGCCGGGTGGGTAGCTCGAAGCTGGCGTCAGCGTATTCACGGCTGACGAATGGATTGCCGCAGGCGCCACATACCCGCTTGCGGAACAAGTCACCGTCGTCTCCTTTGCGAGTCTCAAGCACCAGCGCATTGCACTCGGTGTGGCAGTGAGGGCATTTCATGTGTTTCCCCTTGCTCGGATTTGTGTAGCCGCATCCTCAAACACAGCCTTTTCAAACTTCCGCATATCGCCAACGGCAAAAAGCGGAAGCGCCTCTATTACCTTAGCACACGCCTCACGCTCGGCTGCGGCAACAAGGTCAGCGAAGCGTTCAAGCGCTTGTCGATACGCCAATTTTTCTTGGTACTCCATCGGCCAATCCCACAAATTACGGCCCACTGCTTGTCTATCGGATAGGTTTACACAAGCCTCCCGCGCCATGCGGATGATGTCGTCTCTCATGTGTTCCCCCCTGCTCGGATGGCGGCTGCGCAAGCGTTTGCTTCGTCTGCACCTGCGTAGTTTGTTAGCCTGTTTAGCAGCTCGGCGGCGTCATCACACACCTTCGCACACGCCTCACGCTCAGCCTCCACGGCCTTCTTGGCGTACTCGCGCATCTGGTCGGTGGTGTACATTGTCTGGAACATCTGAGTTCCCATGATCTGAGCCTTCTGTCCTTTTGGTAATCTTTTCATGCGTCCCCCTTGATGCCGTGGGCGGCTTCGATTGCCTCATCGTTTGAATCAAAAGCCCCGGCGCACAGTAGGGCCAGTAAATTTGCTTGCGTTTTGCCCAAGTTTTTTAGCAGTTTTGACCAACCGCCGGAGCAAGGGGAGTTAGCCCTTATTTTGTTTAGTGTTGTGATCACGATTGCTCTCCTTCTGCTTTGGCGATGGCGGCGCGGGCAATGTCTCGCTGTTCTCTGAGCATCATCAGATCAAAAGTGGCGTGGCCGCCTTTGCTCTGCCCGTCGGCTTGGTTTTTCATCCACAGCCACACGCTTGACAAGGCCTCCAGCAGTTCAGCATTCATCTTGCTGCACCGCGATAGGTCGTCGCTCAGCAACTCGACTTGGTACACAGTGACTGCAAGTTCTTCGTGCAATCGGCGAAGTTCGGCTGCGGCTTCTTTATCGCACTCGTTAAGAGGATAGGTCTCCAGCAAATCAGCCAGTCGCAGGGCTTCGGGTTGTGTGGTCATGTGTTACCCCTTGATGCCGTGGGCGGCTTCGACTGGTGGCGCAGGCAGTGGCATCCAGTGAGTTGGCTCTCCCTCATGTATAGCCACCTCGGTGTAGTCGTCCCAGTTGTCTATGCACTCGTACCAACCACCTTCCAAACCAACACCATCCGCGTCTGTTTCTGCGGCCTGCTCGTCGGTCAACCATCGCGCCATCACAGTGCGCGGCAAGTTGTTTAGGTTCAGATAGAACAAGATCACCTTGCGTCCAGTCTTTGGTGCAGTCTCAATTGGCTGCCATCCGGCGTCTGGTGCCGGCTGCAATTTGGTTTCTCCCGTGATGCCGTGCGCGGCTTCGATGGCTCGGGCAAAGGCTGGTGCGTGGCGTGGTGCAATGCTGGCGCAGCCCCATGTCTGCATCATCATCTCTGCGATCTTCTCCTCCGTCAGCGGCTTGCTTGGCTGCGCCAACCTCTCGCGCAGGGCGGCGATGGCGTTGTCTACATCACCGTAAATCAGCAGGTGTGTCACATCCATGCTTGTAAGCAGCGCCTCTACTTCGTCCAGCGCCTCCAGCGCCTGCTGCATCAGTTTCTCGTCGTCGGTCATTTCTTATCTCCTGTAATGCCGTGGGCGGCTTCGATTGCCTCATCGTTTGAATCAAAAGCCCCGGCGCACAGTAGGGCCAGTAAATTTGCTTGCGCATCCCGCGCAGCAGCCCACGCAGCATCCCGCGCAGCAGCCCACGCAACATCCCGCGCATCCCGCGCAGCAGCCCACGCAGCAGCCCACGCAGCAGCCCGCGCAGCAGCCCCCGCAGCAGCGCACGCAGCAGCGCACGCAGCAGCGCACGCAGCATCCCACGCATCCCGCGCAGCAGCCCCCGCAGCAGCCCCCGCAGCAGCCCCCGCAGCAGCCTGTGCCGCAGCTAATTCAGCGTCGGTAGCAAGACCGTTTGCAAATCTTTCAGCCACGTCAATTGCTGCGATGCTACGCGGGTCAGTAATTAAATGCTGCACGCCCCGGGCGCATTCAACTGCAAACAAACGCATTTCACGCTGATACCCTTCAATTGTTTTCAGGCACCACAGCGCATCGTCGAGACCGTTACTTTCAAGAATTGTCGCAATCGCCAAAGGCTCGTCGTCGGCTTGCGTTTTGCCCAAGTTTTTTAGCAGTTTTGACCAACCGCCGGAGCAAGGAGCTTTAGCCCTTATTTTGTTTAGTGTTGTGATCATGACATTACTCCTTGGGTTGTTGGTGTGGCACAGTGTATCACGCTTCTTTGACGAACACACCTTCTTTTGTTAAATGTCCTTTCCTGTCTTTGATCTCACCATAGGCACCCCTGAGACACGACACCAGATCAATGTCCAGCACAGCGCACAGCATGATCAGCGTGACCACGATGTCGCCCACGGCGTCCTTGGTGGCCTCAAGATCGTTTTTGTTGAGCGCGTCAAACAACTCAGCCACTTCCTCCAACGTCTTGACAGCCTGCGACCTCGGGGTGCTGTTTTGCACAATGCCTCGGGCCTCGCCCCACTGCACCACTTTCATCTCAACTTCTGCGTAGCTCATGTTCATGCTCCTTTGGATTGACGATACTGTTTGACCGCGTTGCGCAGTCCTGCTTGTGTTGTTGCCTTCTCGTCAAGTGCTAGGGCTTGCGCTTGGTCCAGCGTGGCTTGCATCAGAATGCGGTGGCACATGACCGGGGCACCCTGACCTTGACGGCGCACTCGAGCGTTGAACTGCTCGTACAGGTCCAGCGACCAGTTCAGGCCATACCAGACGAGAATGTGACCATTGTTTTGCAAGCCGTCAATCCCATGACCCATGCTGGCCGGGTGGCCGATCATCAGTTGGCAGTCACCTGTCTTCCAGCGGTACATGGCGTTTGTCAGCGCAGCCTCACTCTTGCAGTCGGTCAGGTTGATTGGATCGAGGTGTTCGAATCGGTCCATGATGCGCTGGGCATCGCTGCGATACGCATACGAGCAGAGGATAGGCGAGCCTTGGGCTTCGTCGATGATCTCCTCCAGCGCGTCGAGCTTGAGGTCGTGGACCGGCTCCCACAGCGGCATCCCGGCCACGGGGTACATGGCACCGTTGGAGAACTGCAAACACTTGTTGGTGAGGCTGGCCTGGTTGAACACCTCGACACTTGTGCCGCTGTCAAGCGTCAGGAAGAACTCGCGCTCCATCTGTTCGTACTTGCCACGAAGATCATCGGGCATCTCAATTTCGACATTGTTGATGATCAGGTCGGGCAGCGGGTTGTAGTCCTCGGCTGACATCTCCAGAGTAATGTCTCCGATGAGTTGCTTTATCGTGTCTTCGGTATCGTCGTAGGGCACCCCTTTGTACGGACCCACCTTTCGGTAAAACCGGGTGCGGAAAGCCGTCTTGTTGGTGCCCAGGCGCTCACCCCTGTCCACGACGAGGAACTGCCCGTGCAGGTCTTTGTAACCGTTGCTGGCTGGGGTGCCGGTCAGGCCCGTGGTCCAGTCAAACTGATCAGCGATCTTGCGAAACGCCTTGACCCGGTTCGTGGCGCTGTTCTTCATTTTGCTGATCTCGTCCCAGACAATCCCGTTAAAAGGCATCGGACGATCCTTCTTGACGAAATAGGTCTGAAGCGTCTCGGCCATCCAGCCAAGGTTCTCATAGTTGATCATGTAGATGTCAGCAGGGCGCAGCAGCGCCCTGGTGCGCTGATCCTTGGTGCCCGCGACCATGCTGAACTTCAGGTGCTTGGTGTGCTCCCATTTCGCACTTTCTTGACGCCATACCAACCGGATGACCCGGATCGGAGCCACGATGATTACACCTCGCAGGAAGCCGGTGCGCAGCAGGTGCGCGAGGCTTGTCAGCGTGACCACCGTCTTGCCCAGCCCCATGTCCAGCCACAGCATCGAGTGTGGATGGGTGCATTGGAAGTTGACGGCCTTCTGCTGGTAGCCGTGGAGCAGGTCAGGTGTCAGCATGTTATTTCCTCCCACAGTTTAAGAAATGCGACTGCTGCCACAAGAGGTACTTGTCCGTTTCCAAGGGCTTTAAGTCTGTCCATCCTATGGGCCACCCCATCAAAAACTCGAAGTTGATCGGGGATGGTTTGCCAAACACTGTTACAAAGTTGCGACAACCTTTGTGTTTCTGCATTGACCGTGCTGCAAAATTTGCTGTGCACGTCGGTGTATGCAAGTAACCAAAACCTGTCCCGAATATGATCTGCACCCACGTCTGATGCACTGAGCTTGATGTACCTTGAGTTGTACCCGTCTGCCAATAAATCACAGGCTGCCATTTCAATTGCGTTTTCTGTGACGTTTTCAGCAAATACAAATTTAGGTCTGACTTCTTGAACAATTCTTCGCATCTGAGGCCAAAGATTTTTAGATGCGATGTTGGCTCCTCTGGCTGCTGTTGAAAACGCCTGACACGGGAACCCTCCAGATACAATATCAACAACTCCGTGCCACGTTCTTCCGTCAAAGGTTGAAACGTCATCCCAGATTGGGAAAGGTGGGAGAAATCCGTCATTTTGTCGGGCGCACAGTATGCTTGCGGGATATGCTGCGTACTCAACGGCGCAGATTGTGCGCCACCCGAGGAGTTCTGACGCAAGTAGTCCACCACCAGCGCCTGCGAAAAGAGCCAACTCATTCATATACTCCCCATCACCATCATGTCCACCATTGCCTTGCCGTTCTTCTTGCGCCACCTAGAAACGTACTTGATCACATTACCCTCGAAGTACCCAATCGCGTTACGGTCTTGCCTAGACCCATGTCCAACCACAGCATCGAGTTGACATGAGTGCATTGGAAGTTGACCGCCTTCTTCTGGTAGTCGTGAAGCAGGTCAGATGTCAGCATCAGGCATCACTTTCACAGGAAACCACTCAGCCTCCCATTCAATTTCCACGCGATCGGACAATCCCAACCAACCCCAAAATGACAGCAAATCAGGTGTGTGTCGATAACGACGAGATGTGCCCCAATTAACTTGCATCATTTTGGACCATTGATCAACGCGATCAACAATTCGATAACGAGACACCGTTGTTTCAGAAATCAATTTCATGCGACCCCCATCACCATCATGTCCACCATTGCCTTGCCGTCTTCTACGCTGTCCACCACAAACACCGACACCTTGTGCTGACGCAGCCTGTGGTGCTCACGCTCCTGCGCAGGCGTGGGCTTCTGGCCTCCGCGCTTGAACTCGCAGAACCACATGTGCCCATCGGACCGGATGAACAGGCGATCAGGGACCGCAGCACGAGCGGGGCTGGTGAACTTGTAAACCAGCAGTCCGCATGTTTTGGCGTATTCGCAGACCTTGGCTTCGATTTGTTTCTCAAGCACTGCGGTTCTCCAGTTCAATCAGCAACTCAATGTAGTGCTTGGCCTTTTCCAAGTCAGCGATGCCGTTCTTCTTGCGCCACCTAGAAACGTACTTGATCACATTACCCTCGAAGTACCCAATCGCGTTGGCGTAGATGTACTCAACAGGTTGGATCGGCATGTCTTTGTAATGAGTGCCAGCTACTTGTTTGTTTAATGTTGTCATGCGATTCCACTCCTCAAGTTCTTCAGATGTCACTTCGGTTATCATGTCAGGTGTTTCCGTTTTCAAAACGTTTTGTCTTAAAGTTGTAGCGCTGGTTGCGGATATACGCCGACATTTGTTCTTCCGTCCACTGTTGCGTTTTGGGCGGCACATAGGTGCTCGGTGGGTACTCGAATGGTTCAGTTCGCGCATTCCATTCATCGGCGATCTGCTTGGCGTGCACCTCGTCAGTTATTACCGCACCCGGCTTGTCGGGGAACGTCAAACAATTAAATCCGTTGACGTTCATGACACCCCACCATTTCGGACCAACTTGCTCGGCACGGTATGGACCGAAAGCAAAGTATTTCGCAGGCACTGCCTTTATGCGAGTCCCAGACATAGTTTCTCCACTTCTCTGACGTAATAATCAAAATCTACCGGCAGCTTCCCGGCGTCCTTGATGTCGTTGCAGACCTGCACACCCCAGCCCGACTCAACGCCGATCCTGCGCCAACTGTCCCTACCCTTGAGCGGCGGCATCCACTTGAACAGGTGCCCGCCGCCCTTGGCGATGTAGTAGCGCGTGGTGTTTTGGATCTTGACCGGCACGCCATGCTGCTCCTCGATGGACAGGAAGCTCGACCTGGGCACCTTGGTGCGCAGCATGAAGTCCATGAGGTCGGGCCACTGTTCCACGGTCTGCCTGATCGGCGCACCCTCGACCAGCACCTTCTCGGCCACCTTGGGCACCACGAGTGCGCTGGCGTTCTGGTGCCACTGCGTTTTCCACTCGTAGGCTCCCTTGCGCTTGACGCTGCCGTCCTCATACTCGGCAAGGTAGCTGTTGACATCGCGGATCGACATGCGCTTGTAGACAGCCTCCTCAAGGTTCAGTCCGGTGCGCTCTTGCCATGCTGCACGGGCCAGGTCAACCAGCAGCTTGCTTGCGCGAGGCACCCGCACGGTCAAGCCGTCGGTGTTCACTTGGATCAAGCGCAGGCCGGGGATCTGCATCAGCCCTTCGGCCAGGACGCACAGCAGCAGTTGCCCGTTGAGTGTAATGCTCATGGTGAACAGCGGGTCGTAGAACACGCTGAACTGGTTGTTGCTGTCGCCGTAGACGCCGTTGAGCGCGAGCTTCAGCATGGCCGACTCTGCGGACTTTTTGGGGTACTGCTTGCGCTGCTCAAACAGGTGCTTGTAGATGCTGACAAACTCTTTTCCGAGATGGGCCGGGTAAAACCCATTCGTGATTGCCAAGTTTGGATAGTATGAAGTGACATCCAAGTCCACGATGACGTGCTCATCATCGGACTCGATGACCTCGCTCTCCACTGATCCGTGGATACCGCCCAGGCCAAACACAAAGGTAAAGCCGTCCACGGTGGCCGTCAGATCATTGAACACGCCCTTGGTCTCGGTGATCGACTGCTGCTTGAGCCATTCCATCACCCGGTTGAACTCGGGTGTCATGAACGTGATCCACGGCAGGATGGCGTCCTTGAGGTGGATCACGGGACGCTTGGTTTGCCGGGGTGTGCGGCCCTTGTCGCTGAAGTCGTAGCAAGGCACACCGGCCTCCTCCAACTTCATGACGAAGTAGTCCTTGCCGATCTTGGTGTCGTTGTGGTTCATAAAATCCCGGGCGTACTTGCGCGTCAGTTCCTCGCGGAAGTGCAGCATGTCGAGGCTCTTGTGATAGAACGCCTTGGTCTGCGCCACATCGTGTGCGTTGTAACGCTTGAGCACTTCGACCTGCTCACGGGTCAGCGTGGTGCCCACTTTGAACGGCAGATCCTCGATGTTGTCCGAGCGCATGTTGAACTCCAGCACCTTGAGACTGGTGGCCCGGGCCTTGTTGTCAAAGTGGTGGATCTTGAACAGGTCGATCTGAGTGACAAACCGATCGGACGGTTTGACAAGATGCATCCACTTGCTACCGTCGTCATCTTGGGAGTTGATGATCGCCATTGCCTTGGCGTACAGCGTCTCTGCGTTGGAGACACCCATGCGGACCAGTTGGTGCAGGACCGGGTAGTCGAACCCCAGGTTGTTGAAGCCCACCATTCGCGCATTCGTTTCCTTCAGGAACTGGAGGAAAGCGATGATGTCCCGGCTGTCGTTACGCCAGTCGCTGATCTCGAACATCCAGCAAAGCGGCGCATCTGCGTGTTCCACAGCCAGCGTGAACACGTTGGGGTAGGTTTCAATATCGAAAATGTAATCACGCATTACGTTTACCAAAGGTAAGGCCTACTCGCTGCACTGTGCGGTTCCGCTTTGTGCGCCGATTGGGTACGGCCACACCACAGCATCCGCTTTCGGCCCCAAAACTTACTGATTCATCAGGAACGAGGGCACGCCAGGCGCAAAGGGTGCTGCGGGCATAGCGGCAGCTTGCGGTGCGAACATGCCAGTAAGAGCACCAGCAACCGCACCGAACAGGTTCGATGCATCGACCGCACCCTCACCGAACGCGGTGTCATCACCAGCAAACTGCACAGCGATCAAGTCGCAGCGGATACCGCGCCCATGCTTGTTCTCTTGCAGCCAGGGCTTAACGGCAGCGTTGACGCGGCAACCACCGTACATCTTGCGGGCAAGCTGCTGATAGACCATCGTGTTAGTCGGGTCAATGGGTTGACCATCGGCCTGGATCATCTGGGGTTGGCTGTCACGGCCAGCGGTGATGAACACATGACCGGCGTAGCCATCGTAGGGCTGGAAGGTCTTCTTGCTGACCTTCTCCTCGCCACGACCAAAGCAGCGCAGCTTGCGGTCATTCTGGATCATACCCATGACTGTCTGGGCGTGTTCCTTCCACTTCTCCAGTGCCATCGCACCGTACTTCTGCATGAACTGCTGGAAGCCAGCGTGGTCCTGCGGCATGATGAACTCGCAGTTGTACGAGATGCGCTCCTTGCCGGTCTGCTCGTTCACTTGGCGCTGGGGTTCAGCGAGGTGCGGGAAAGACAGACGGACATTGCTCAGGAAAATGATGTCGGACATTACAGTTACTCCTTAGATATTGAAACGGAAATTCACAAAACATTGGTAATGGGATACCCCAATAATTGATTGAGTTTCGTTCGTTGGTTTTTGACAAACAACGCATGGCCTGATAGGGATCGGTGGTGGCCTGATAGGGATCGGTGGTGGCCTGATAGGGATCGGTGGTGCGGACATTACAGTTACTCCAGTTTAAGAAAGCCACGAGGGCAGGGATTCGGCAGCGGGTGCTACCTCGACTGCGCTGAACATGGGTGCAGCGTTGGTGATGACAGCGGGGCGGCTGTCAGATTCAGGGGCGACTGTGAGCTTACCGGCCAGTTTGGTGACGTACTCTTGCTCCATGCGCTTGAGTTGCCGGTCAGTCAGTTGCACCTTGGTGCCGTCACGCTTTTCCCACGTCAGCTTCTCAGCCTTGGCAGGGGTGACGAGTTTGATCTCGTAGACCGCCGACTTGGGGATGCCCATCTTGATGAGCTTCTCGGCCATCTCGTCTTCACCGAGTGACCAGACACGAGAGCCACGACCATGAACCAGTTTCAGGCCAGGGATCGGGGTGCCTGCCTCCAGACGGCGAAGGGCTTCCTTCTCGACGGCTTCGAGGAGCTGGCGCATCAGGGGTGCGGCTTCCATGATCTGACGGATCTGCTGATCGTCCATGGTTGCCGGGTCTTTGTCAGCAGATTGCTGCGCGACATCGAGTGTTTGACTTACGACTGGTTGGAACATGATTCCTACCTCCTTCATTACGTTACCTGCCAGCGCGGCGCAGGAGCCTTTGGCGCGGCAGAATTTACATTGACTTTCGCCCGGGACAAGCGGCGCGTCTGGGTTGTCAGTTGCCGCAGCTTGAGCAACTAGTGTACCCATGTTCGCCAACAAGTCACGCACAGAAACCTCATGCGATGTGATTGGCTTCATGCCCTTGAGCGCCAGCTTGGGCTGGATGATGGTCATGCGGATCGTCTTGACCGGATAGTCGCCGTTGACGGGCAGCCTGTAGCCTGCCAGGACACCACAGGCATACTGCTCAAGCTGCATGTTGCCCTCAGCGCTCACCACACCCATGCCGTCCTTGTAGTCGATGATCTCGATCCAATCAGGGCCGATAATCTGACAGTCCACGGTGCCGCTGAGATCGTCACGACCCAGTAGATGCTTGGGGTCCACACGCTCCTCAGCAATGACCGGCAGCAAACCATTCATCGAACGCTCACGGATGTAGTCCACAGCGATTTTGACCCGTGCAGCGCGGTCTTGGTCAACCTTAAACTCACCGTCATCATCAGCGAACACTTCACCCACTTGATCCATCGGGTCAGACAAGCCGTTCTCGATGCAGTGCTCCAGCAGCGTGTGCGAGTGTGTGCCATCGACAGCAGCGGGGCCGCTGCCGGTGTCGGGGTACTTTGCCTCCTCACGGATACTGCCCGGGCACAAGGCCCAGCGGTGCCGTTTGGAGGGCGACAGTTGGGCGTGAGCACTCACGCCACCCTCCACACACGAGCGCCGACATCTTCACCTACGCTGTTGAGCACAGGGCGCACGACGAACTTGCGCCCTGTGTCTTTGGCAACGCGGCGGGTGTGACGGGACAGTGCAGGGGCACCGATGGTCACAGTGAAGGACTCGCTCACTTCAAGCTGGCTGAGTTCGGGGTACTTCTCAGTGGTGCGGCGCTTGTGGGTTGCGCAAATGGGAAGAGGAATGTCTTTTTCAATTTTGATCGTCATGACTAACCTTTCAGTGCTTCAACACCGGCGAACAGAGAGCCGTAGTGTTCGGGTTTAACGTCGTTGATATTCTGGTAGCCCAAGCCAGTCAGAACGCCTTGAATCTGAGCACCTTTTTGCTGACCGAGCGCCTTGTAGGCACCCATTACGTAGTCAATCAGGCCTTTGCCATCGCTGAACGGTGCGCCAGCGGCAGCAGGTGCAGCCACAGGTGCGGGAGCCATGAAGCTCGGAGGTGCGGGCATCACAACAGCGGGAGCAGCCACCACTGGTGCAGCTACAGGTGCGGGTGCGACCACTGGCGCAGGGGCTGCGGCAGTAATGGTGACAGTGTTGGCGGCTGGCGCTACAGTGGCAGTTTGATGCGCGTTCAGGGCGTCAATCAAACGGCTCACGGTCTCGGTCAACTCTTGAATCTTATTTTCCAATGACATACAGGCTCTCCTTCTCACGAGTTACAGGGGGACGGATGACGAGGCGGTCATCAAGAAACGCCTCGATAAATTCACGCAGCACATCGGACGGTACACCGTACTTCTGTGCCTTGGCGTGAAACTTGGAGCGCATCTGAGCCGTGACTCGCACGGTCAGGTACGCTGATTTGGGTCTGGGTGTGGTCATCGCTGATCTCCTCATTCGATGTTGCGACTGTAGCACAATGACTGTACACTGCACAACAGATTTTTAAGGAGCGCGAAAAAATGATGCGGAAAAGAAAAACCCCGGGGTTTTGCGAACCCCGGGGCACCAACTTCACCAAGAAGACTTCCATGCTGACAACTGCAATCACCAGCGAGGTAAGTGTATGACAGCCGTTCAGACCGTGCAATCCCACCCCGCTTCCGTCGATGCCTACATCCGGCACGGCTGGAGCCTCGTGCCCATCCCTGCGGGCACCAAGGGGCCACGCACCGCAGGCTGGAACCAGCGAGAAGCAACCCTGCGATCACAGACTGACCTGCCGCCCGGGTTCGGCATCGGGCTGGCCCATGCGTACAGCGGCACGATGGCGTTCGACATCGACAACTGGGACGCCACTGTCGCCCAAGGCCTCGATCTCCAGGCGCTCTACAACGCCCCCGACTCGGTGGTGATCAACAGCGGACGCCCGGGCCATGGCAAGCTGCTCTACACGATGCCTTTTGGTCTTGTGCTACCCTCGAAGAAGGTGCTTGTCAACGGTGAAACCGCTTATGAGCTACGCTGCGCCACGGCCAACGGGCTGACGGTGCAAGACGTGCTGCCCCCAAGCATCCACCCTGACACCCGTCAGCCTTACCAGTGGGGTGGCCTGGGTCATTGGACGCGCCTGCCCACGATCCCGCAGCAACTGCTCGACATCTGGGAGAATCTGCTGGCGCAGGACAAGGAACGCACCATCACCACCGACGGCACGGTCGATGCGTCATGGGAGGAGATCCGTCAAGCCCTCGAGGCCATCCCGGCTGACTGCTCCCGCGAGGAGTGGATCAACGCAGGCATGGCGCTGCACTGGGCAGGCACCCAGACCGATCAGCTTGACCAGGCTTTAAGCCTGTGGAACGAGTGGTCGGCGCAGTCAGGCAGCAAATACCCGGGCGAGCGCGGCATCGCCAACCAGTGGGCCAGCTTCAAAGCCGACAAGGCCACAGCGGTTAAGCTGGGCACGCTCTTTCACATTGCCAAGCAACACGGCTGGCAACGGCCCACGCCCGATGCAGCAGCCTTGTTCAGCAAGGTGGGCACCTCGCCGATGGCCCCCGTGGACGTGCTTCAGGGCCTGCGCCCACCACCGCCGGACATGGATATGAGCGTATGGCCTTCCATCCTGCAAACACGGGCGCTGGAGATTTCCGACAGCGTAGGGTGCGACCCTTTGGTCCCTTTGTTCGCTGGGTTGAGCGCTGTCTGCGGAGTCGTTGACGCCCGCATCAGACTCGAACTCATGCCTGGGTTCAAAGTGCCCCCGGTGCTCTGGCTCATGACCTTGGGCGATCCAGCGGACAAGAAGTCACCAGGCTCGAGGCCCATGCTGTCCCCGCTCAAGGATATCGAGGCTGAGGACCGGCCACGGTATCAGAAAGAACTGCTCAATTGGGAGGGTAAGGAGGCGGCTTACGCCAGTGCCAAGAAGGCGTTTCTTGACTTCTCAGCCTCGCCCGATGCTTTGCTCGGAGGCCAGCCTCCAGCAGTGCCCGAGATGCCCCCGCAGCCTGTGCCGCTGAAGATCACGGTCTCGGACATCACAAGTCAGAAGCTGGTGCGGTCGGCTGCGGAGCGTCCACGGGGCTTGCTGTGCCATCTCGACGAGATGAACTCATGGATCAGGAAGATCACCGACAAACAGAGTGGTGAAGACCGCTCGGCATGGGTTGTCAGCTACGAGTCAGAACACTACGAGATGGACCGCGTGGGTGCTGGCTCGATCCATTGCGAGAACTTGGCTGTGAGCATCTACGGTAACATCCAGCCCCAAGTGTTTAAGCAAAACTTGGCCTCTCTCGCAGCGGATGGTCTGTTGCAGCGGTTCATACCAGCGATCCTACGGGGCAGCAAGACGCGCCTGGGTTACCCAGTGCCCGAGTACATGACGAGTAGCCGGGCATGGGAGAACACGCTGCGCCTGATCTATGCCCTGCCCCCACAGACCTATCAACTGTCCCCCGATGCGTACATCGCTTATCGTGAGTTCCAAGCCTGGTACGAACTTGCCAAACGTGACGAGCGGTTGCTGAACTCCTCAAGCGAGTACATGACCGCCTTCGGCAAACTCGAGGGCACAGCGGGCCGTCTGATCCTGCTCATGCACCTGATGGAGCAGCCGTTTAGCCCCGAGGTGGACGCGGACATCGTGCATCGCGTGGTGCACCTGGTCAAGGCTTACATCATCCCTGCGTTCCGCTACGCCTTGGGCGAGTTGGCCGGGGTGCTGGACGACTCGTTCGACCAGTGGATGACCGACTACATTATTCAGGTCAGCAGTGACGTGCAGACCGTCGATCTGCGGAGCTTAAAGCGCTCTGCCCGCAGGCAGCTCGATGGTAAGAACGAGTGGCAGAAAGACCAGTTAGTCATTGACGCCATGTACACACTTGAGAAAGCTGGCTGGGTGATGCAGATCGAGGAGAAGATGACCAAGCACCACATCGTGTGGGCCATCAACCCAGGCATCGCTACCATGTTCCGTGATCACCGTGAGGCCGTGATCAAAGCCAAGCAAAGGCACGCGGACTACATCTACCGCTATGCCTATGCCCAGGGCAAAGCGCGCAAGCTGGTTAGGGGTTATGACCCGAAGACGATGGAGTGAATCGGTTGACCTTTTCAATCCGGATTTTTTGACATGTTCAATTTCCCGGGTGAATCGGTTGACCTTTTCAATCCGGATTTTTTGACATGTTCAATTTCCCGGGTGAATCGGTTGACCTTTTCAATCCGGATTTTTTGACATGTTCAATTTCCCCGGGCAAAAGCGCCGCATGAATCGCGGGAGCGATGGCTTCAATCAACCCCAGCACTTCGAGTAGGCGAAGGGTCGCAGCATTGGGGGTGCGCTCGCCTTTGACCCATTTGCGCAGGGTATAGACGGGTACACCTAGGTACTGAGCTGCACGAATGTCGTCCATGTTCAGACGGTCCATAAGGTCGGCGAAAGGGTTCGAGGGTGTAGACATAGGGTAGATTCTCCGGGGTCGGAAAAACCCGGCACAAGGGCCGGGTTCGGGGGTTGAAAGGCCAGTCAGGCTTACAGGTCAAGCAGCCAGACGATCACGGGTAGTAGGACAGCGGCCACTAGGGCCGCAATAAGGGCTAGCATCAATCGTCTTCTCTTAGGTAAGCCCGCTCATACTGGGCTACGGTTAATTCGTCCCGGAGAATGTCGGCTTCGCACTCTTGAGTGCGATTGATTGACTCCAGCTCGGCGATGCGGCCGAGGGATTCGCTCCACCATTCAAGATCGTTTATCATTTTTACGCCTCCTCCGGGATGCCATAGGCAGACGGGATGTCTCGGCCACTATGTGCGCAGACTATCGGCTCTCCCTCCCAATGAATGAAAGCATCCACCGGCTCCCAATCCCTCGCGATCCCGGGATGGCGCATGGCATCCCGGATCAAACGATAATTCTCCCGGGCAGACTGGGCGTCTATGATTTCACCATCGCGCATCAAAAGCGCCATTTGGTAGCCACCGGGCCAAGCACAGCCGCCAGATCGAATAAAGGTTTGCAAGGTTTGCAGATTCATAATTCAAGCCCTCCAAAATTTGCCCGATTCCTCGAATCGGTAACCATTGACCATCAGCAGTTCATCGACGCATTCATCGGATAACTGCCATTCCATATCGTTGCGCCATGCCTTGAAAGCCTCCCAGAGTGCAGCATCAAACGCGCCCTTTGCATCCCCGGTTCTTTTAAATTCATCGTAAAAAGTGGTCCATAGAGTAGCGTCCAGGCAATAACCAGTAGGCATAGCGTAACGGTCTACTTGCGACAGACGCAAACCTCTAAAGTGCCGATTCTCCGCGTTTGTGGTGTAACTGGGGCACATGTAAGGCCCGACCTCCCACTCCTTGAGAGTTACGCCGAAATGGTTGCAGAATGCCTCGATGGAGCATCGGGATTCATCGCTCCATGCCAGAGGGTCACAATCCGAGCGCCACCATTCCCGGGCCTTTTCTTTGGCACTCTCGCTCAATTCATCGAATGCGAAGATGTCGATTTGCACCGTTTCCATGATTCAAGCCTCCATCAGAAAAAAAAA